TGAATAATATAAACATCGCCATCTTTACCGCCAGTAGGTTGAGATGTACCGCTTGTGATTGCAGGAATAGCCGTAATCATTTGATATAGTTTTAAGATCGCTCCCTTTACAGTTCCATCTCCAATAGCAGAAATGTTTGAAGTTCCTATACTGTTATTTATGGAACGGATTTCATCAAGTACATTATCAATAGATTTATTTATTTCATTTTTGGCTTGTTCAAGGTCATTATTTAAATCTTCTTTCGCACTATCTAAATCTTGAGTTGTAGCATAAGATTTGAATTTTTCGTTGATACCATTTATAGATTGATTTATAGAGGTTTTAAATTCTTGTAAATCTTTTTCAAGAGTTTCAAGTTTATTTTTATCTTCATCCGTATAATCGTTTGCAGATAAACCCTTGCCCTCTTTTTTATCAACCTTATTTTCCATCGCTTCCTCAAATGTTATAACATCGACATAGGTATTGCTTGAATGGTTGATTGTGATATTTTGAGCATCTCCAACCGCAACCGAAATACGAATATGCTTTGTATAGATTTCGCTTGTGGTCGCAGGTATATAGTCCGAAGATGTACCTGCATTTGCATATCCGAACAGAACATCGTTACCGTTGCCATCTTTTACATATAAGCCGATTTCTCGCCAATAGAAACCTGTTGTAAGCCCCTCATTTGTAAAATGTGCTTCAACAGTATATGAGTTTTCCTGTAATGTGCCTGTTACGATTTCTGCCGTTAATTGAGGTTCGATAAGGTCGGTAAGATTTGATATATCCCCCGAAGCCATACCGCTACCCATTTTTATCTTTGTGAAAGCAATCTCGCTTCCTGCTTGTGCTTTGACAAGGGTATTTACACCTGCACTTGTCAAAGATAATTTTCCGAAATTAGCCATTGGCTATCCCTCCTTTTTAATTGTTATATGGTTCCCAATCGTGCATCTCGTTACCGAATTCAAGTTGTGGGTAGAATGTCGCATTATCGTATGTTGTACTTTCTTCTTCGCCATTTGACAAATAATAATTCATTTCATACTTTGTGTATTTGTTAGAAGCAGTAAAAGTATATTGACCGTTATCCGAATGAACAAGGTCGGTATATGGTATTCCGTTGGTGTCATAAGCCATAACCGAAATCCTCAAAGGCACACCGTTATCATCACGCAAAGAAAAGGTATAAGTGGTTTCGTGTTTTAAGCCAATTAAATCTATGCAAATCATAGGTTGTGTATATATTGTTACTGTACCATCAACAGTTATAGTTCCGTTATCGTTTACAGTATAATCGGCTTGAAAATCACCGCCTTGACCGTTATGACAATACATATTACTCTCGTTAAAATCATAGATATTACTACTTTGTTTTTCGTAGAATAATTGTCCGTTATCAATAAATACTTTGTAATTTTTGTGAGAATTTGAATCGGTTAATTCAAGGTAATCTATTGTATTGTCATTATCCGCTTTATCTACCAATAAGCCCTTTGAAGCACTATCGTAAATTATCATATACGATTCGCCTGTGCTTATATCTTTAAAGGTCAAATTCTGCTCTTGCGTTACAATGAGGTTATAAGACAACTTTCCATCAACAACACATAACTCGATTGCAGAAGTTTCATACTCTCCTAAATTTGAAGTGAGTAATCGTATATCTTCATTTACGGAAACAATACCGCCACAGAAAATATCCATACTGTCGATTGTTTCTGCAATAACCTCTTCTAAATGTGAACGGATATTTTGAGTTTGTTTTATAACTCGGTTAAACTCTATTATCATTTCATCCGAAGTGCTTACATTAGCCGTGTGAACTTTAAAATGATAAGGCTCTCCACCGTATTCAAACCACTCTGTTACTGTCGCATTTCCGAAGATTCGGGAAGCAACTTCCTCTACTGCTGCAACCGTTCCTCTTTTGTGGTGTGTACTCAAACAGTTTTTAATGAGATTTCTTTTAACATCTATACTGTATGTCTTGCTATATTCAATAGCGTTAAACTGCCAAGCCAATTCATCCAATATTTCTTCGGGTAAATTGTCTATGTTTTGGTATAGTTTTATTAAATTTGTTTGCTCATATAAAAGTTTGATTTCTTCCTCCAAAGCGTAACAGATGGCTTTAAAATTTTTATCTTCACGCATAAATGAGGGTATCAATTTGTCAAGTTCTACTGTATTAAGTTTCATACCGCCACCTGCTTTCCATAGTTATATTATACTGTACCGCCCAAAGCAATTATAGCATTTGTGAGTTTTTCGATAACCTTGTTTGCATCCTTGTTATATTCACATTCGATAATAGCACCCTCTTTATCGGTGAAAAGGGTCATAGTTGGTGCTACTGTTTTTACATCGCAAGAACCATCTTCGGAGGGGGTGTAGGTTTCACCTTTGTACTGTTCGTATTCTCCGTTATCGTCATTTTCAACAAGTTCTAACATTACGGAGAATTTGCCATCGTAAGTAACTCCTGCCTCACTCGCATAAATAAATGCCGATATTTCGGTATCAACATCAGAAGATATATAACCTTTACTATCTTTGTGCATATTTTCTTCCTTTGTGAAATTCCAAAATGACGGACTTGCTGACCCACTATGTATAAATACTGTCGGCTTATATTTGCGACCTGCTTTTACAAAAGCATTTCCCACATTTAGATTTATCGAAGCGGTGGTAGTTCCCGATATGGTATATATGCCATCCTCATCCATTGTAAGAGATACTCCGTTTTGCGACTTTGTGCCACTCAGTTTAAGCAAATTCTTTCCGCACCTTGTAACCGTAACACTCGCAGGGTCAACATAGGGTGTGTATTCGGTGGGGGTTTCGCCCTCTTCGATTTGGATATTCGATACGATGCATTCCTTGCCGAAGTCGGCTTCCGAAGAGTGCATACCGTAAATATTTACACCCGATTCAAACATTTCTTTTGTCATTACTCTCGCTGTTCCGAAGTTCCAAGTAAACCCTGCAACAGTTAAATAAATATACTTACTCAAAGCCGATTGCGTGGTTGCCGTCAAAGTATATGTTTTTCCTACTTCAATCGCAGGACACAATTCGCAGAGTTTTTTACCCGATGATACACCATAAGCGTTTGCAACAACGGTTACTGTTCCGTTTCCATTATTCGTCAAATTTTCATCACTTTTAATTAGGGACATATCAAATAAATTTTTACTCTTTACCTTTACATCCATTTTATGCTCTGCAGGTAAAACATCGTCTGCCCTTACTACCGAACCTTTTAAATTGCCTTTTATAGCATTTATATCTCTTTCATCTAATAACCTAAAACTCATAATTAAATCTCACTTTCTTAATACTTAATAATTTATATCATCCCCATTGGGTAATGATTGATTTTTTGCTAAAACCATAGCATCGTTAAAATCGCCATTGAACACCAACACGATAACAAATTCGTTTATAGAATAATCGCTCATATTCGGTGTTCCGTAAACTCGGAGCGGTTGAGTTGTCATATTATCGTATTCGGGTAATATCACCGATATTTTCTGTTGATCTTGATATATCGCAGATATAATTCCTTTAACAATCATACTAACCGCTCCTTATATGGAAACTGAACCGCTAAATGTAAGGCTTGTGCTTGTTATGTTAGCGATTTCATTTTCCTGTACCTCTTGATATGTGGGAGAAGTAATTTCTATCCTCGCTGCACCTGCGTTCATTAAACGCTTTCTCAATTCATCGGGGCTTACCGCTCTGCCGATTTTTTCCGTTTGCCATACCTTGTAATCCTCCAAGGCCTGCATAATATCCGACACTACCGATAAATCATTATTCGGTATGTAATAACTCGCTTCGATGCTAACATCAACAGGAGTTACAGGTACTACCTGTACCTTATCCGTCAATGGTCTAACATTTCTATCTGAACAAGCGGTTAAAATCTCCTGCATAATCTCATCGTCTGCATTCGGCACTTCTCCGTTTTGATATACAACAACGATTTCAACTACCCCTGCCGATGGACTATACACATAAACATCGCCTATTTGATTTGATACTGACAAGGCGATTGCTCGGTATGATTCCGCAGGGCCTGCAACAGAGAATGTAAAAGGTGCTATTCTCAAACGCTCCTTGTAACTCTCATCATCCTCGATGTCCGTACCACCGCTTGAAGTATCTATATTTGCTACCGCAAAAACATATGGGTTTGTATCTACAATTCGATTTATCTGCCCGATTGCGAAATTGTTATATTCCGAACCTGCTTCGGTTGCGGTTGCAGTAACAGTACGAACCAAAGTATCGGAATTTGCTTCTAAAATAACATCCTCATCAATAGCAAATAAATGAGTTCCGTCTGCGGTCACTCTCGTTCCCTTTGAAAGCGTAAGATCGTAACCCATACTTTCGGAAAAAGTAATCTGCATTGTTACCGTTGCATATTCCGCTTCAAGTCTTGGGCTTTGGAAAAGGTCACCGATTGCATCGAGTTCTTTATCACTCGCAAATCGAATTAAATTACCTTTGCCTGTTTCGTTGATATAGTTTTGTTCATCGGCAAGAACAAGAGCAAGTCCTTGTATAAACATTCTCCGCTCATCCGCAGGACTTAAAACGCTATCGGTGTAATATTCAAAGCGTTCTATCAATCGCCCTAAAATAACCTCCGCATCCGTTTCAATGAAATCTAACTCTTCTTGAATTATGTCTGGCATACTCAAACCTCCATTTCTACTTCTATAATTAAATTGCCGTTATCGTCTTGACCTTTTACATTTACATTTAAAATCGTAACGCTCGGCTCGTATTCTTCAACCAAAGCAATTATATCGTTTGCAATATTGTTGCATACATAGGTGCTTATATTATCGATGTAGTCCGTATCAATCCCTATTTCTCGCATAAAAGGAACTTCGTATTTTTTTGTTCTCAAAAGATTGAGTACATTTTGAACAATACGGTCTTTACCTGTTAAACCCCATTCGATATTTTTATCTTCGGTTGATATTGTATAAACCATATTTGTACCTCCTAATACTTAACCACCGTTACATCTTCAACTCGCATCCAGCCAGAACTTCCAAGGTGTACCGCTTCAATGGGAGATTTATAAGTGTTGGTTACATTATAATTTTTAACACTCGCTTTTTTGCTTGTGCCTTTTTTCTTTATTGCATTTTCTGCCGTACTATACCAACGAGTTCCGCTTTTGGGTTTTACAACAGAACCTTTTTTAATTGATTTTTTTGTTTTGGATGAAGCACTCGCTTTTACACTACTTGCACTTGAATTTGATTTACTACTGCTACTGCCACTACCCGATGGGCATTCCGTAAATGAAAGACTTAATTTGGCTTTCGTGTAAACTCCGCTCTTGTTGATATTGCTTTCTGCTTCATCAACCTGCGTTAAATAGAACTT